CCAGACATTCAAGCGGCGGAATCTGTTTACGTTCCCATACTAATTAACCTTGCAATCAGCTTGGTTCTTACTGGCGTTGCATACCTGCTGACGCCAAAGCCCAAGATGCCTTCGGCTCCTAAGTCAGGCCGGGTTGATCTAGAAAGTATTACAGGAGCTAGTCGTTTTACCCCATCCAGAGGGTTTGACACGCTTAGCGAGCTTGCAGATTATGCGGCACCAATACCCATCATTTTTGGATTGTATGACGAAGTAAGAAAAATAGGTGGAATGTTAGTTGTGCCAAAGCTTGTCTGGTCACGGATGCTTAGCCATGGCACACAACAGCAAGCAAGGCTTTTGTTTGTGGTTGGCGAACAAGGTGTTGCCAATGATGGCATCGCCCAACCACAACTAGAAGGCGTATTCCTTGGTAACAATGCTTTAGATACTATTTACGAAGACTTTTTTGCTTTGTATTGGAAAAAGGGGTCTGCGGAAGGAGGCAATAACCGTGTCGTGGTTGGCGACTTGATTGAAGGGACTCGCGGAGATCTTTCGACAGGCGATCCATCTACTGAAAACGACGCAAGTGCTGAAGTCTTTGTTTGTCCGACAAACGTCCAAGATCGTGATACAGCTTTTTGCCATGCGTACACGCCAGCAAACAATACTGAGTTTGGCGTTTATGGAGCGATACCAAATGGAACAGGTTATCGCTTAAATTATCAAGTTATTACTGTGCCTAGAGACAATATAAATGACAAAAAACAAAGAGTTGATATAATTAAACGTTTAAAAATTATTGGTGATCTAAACTTAGGGCGTGATGGTGGCGATGGTTTGCCGGCCGGTACCACGCCAGGTAGCAGTGGAGAATATACAAAGATTGTACGACAGCAAAAGCATGTAGGTGAAGGCCGTCAATACAGCCCACGGATGGGAATCTTTAGCCTTAGAAGCCCTGGCGGGTCACTTATAACAGTTGATAAAGACTTTAGTGGACAAAGATCAGCAGTATTAGGTGTAGAAAAAGAAGATGAAATAAACTTTATAATTTCCGCAACTAGCATTCCTAAAGACGTTTACGAAAGCAGAAAAGATCAACTAGGTGAAAAAGTTGATGACATTAATTCAACAGTTTTGTCTGAACAGCTGGCAGCAGACGACGCAATGCAGATTGGTGAAATCTTTGCGATTGCAGGCACAGTATGGAAAGTAAGAAGGCGCAGCCTGGCACGTTTTGATCCTGACGAATCGAAAACAGATCAGATGATTAATCTTGTATGTATCGACACGAGTGAATCTCTGCAGAAAAAAATAGGCATTGTTAGTGAAAGCAAAGTCATCTTTCCAATAACTTACATTGACGATTTAACGGGTGTCGGGGCAGGCTTTTTCCCTTTGACTAAAATTGCCACAAGCACGGTACGCAACAATAGACCTGCCATCGTTACTGAGATTGGCATCAAAAGCTCGGTTTATCAAAACTTGCAAGGTCTTTGTTCATTCCCCGGATTGCCATCGTCAGATGAAATTAATGAATATGACCAAGACAATGTAAGAGTGAATACAGGAACAATTACCTCATCCATAGCTAGATCATCGGCCTTTAATTTATATGTAAGGAAAGCCGGTGTCGATGCTAGTGGGCAGAGTTTTGAATTTCAGCGCATAGATTTGTTTTTTGTGGTAGTGGGGCGTAAGCCAGTCTCGCAATACAATTTTATTCAGATAAGGCACCCAGCACAAGAAGAGCTTGAATATAAGCTTGTGCCTTTGCCTGGCGCTGAGTTACGTGCTGTATCGGACGATCAAGAGTTTATCCAATTGTCTGCGGCATCAGCTGATAGACCTAACGCTTCGAAAGAAGTAGCAAAAGACTTTAACGTGCCAGGGATTGGGCTATTTAAGATTATAACAACTGGTTTTACGGCAAAAAAATTGTCTCTAAGACTGAATAAAGAATTTATTAGAAACCCAAGAGCAACTTCAAACTCAGGGGCGGAAACAATCCCAAGCGTTATTACAAGAGAATTGACGTTACCGGTCGATGGTCTTGATCCTGAAAGCCAGGTTAGTGCCATTAATCGTGTTGCGAACATATCAAACCTTAGTGACGCGACAAGCGGCAAAAATGGTGCAATGACTTACGAAATTGCAGGCAACTCAGACGATCCCCAATACAGCATGGGCTCAACAATTAATGTAACAACAAGAGAATATGTAGACCCAAACAATGTAAATCGTTTTGTGATTATTGAATGGACGTTGCAGAAAAGTGAATTGCCTTCTGGTCATTATGCGCGTGACAACAACAAGACTACGACTTGGGCTCCAATAGCAACTAGGGTTGTATTTAGCTCTACAGATTTTGGTGCTGAGCAGGAGTTTGAAGTTAAGCGCGGAAACGGTTCAACAGCTGTATTCCCAAATGGAAGCAGTAATTACTCCAACTCCAATCCATTTAAAAACAACAACCCTGCTGGAACGTTGCGATGGTCAGGGCAAAGATTTCGAGTTACTGGTATGACAACGGTTCCAACCGTATTGGGTCGAAACCAAGGTTTTTATTATCAGCTTTTTGGTAGCGCACAAAATTTTAGCATTGGCGAAAGTGCAGGCGCCGAAAAAACATATACAGCACCTGGCTCAAAAAGTATTCGTCTTAAGTTTGTAGCGACAGTAAAGCAGCTAGATAACCATTGGTCAGGCCAAACTCAAGGCTGGGACACGCCAACTATCACTGTTGTGGATGGAGGTAGCACTAACGCCAACTGGAACGTAGGAGATACATTTGAGGCGGTAGAAGCCATTGCAACGACTAACCCGTATCGTACTGTTTACAGCTCAACTGGATTCAGAGGAAGAATAGCTGAAAGGGAAACTGTTGACGTAACCGCTACATTTACTGGCGACGTAATTTTCGAAGAGCAAAGTCAATATGCAGACGTTAGCTTTTATAGAAGTTTGGTGCAAAAATCTAACGCTTCTGAGCCGGAGCATCAGGTTGTATATGTAAATGAAATTATGCCTAATGATCAAAAACCGGCTTTTAACAATTTAACTTTGGCAGGATTCTCCTTGCGAGCAAGCCGAAACTTTACTCAGCTTGATCAGTTAAGGACATGGCTCGGCAGCGGGATACAAGTTGAAAGGCTGCATCCAAGAAAAATACTTACTTATGGCGACTCTGGGGAAAGAGGCCCAAGCAATCTGTTTACTGATCTGGTTTTTTACTTATTGACTGATCAGATGGGTGGAGCGGGCGCTGTCTTGCACATGACTCCTGACAACCCATCAATAGTTGACAAAAACTTGTTAATCGAAACCTCTAAATTCTTAGTAAAGCAAGAGCTTTTCTTTAACGGCGTCATTGGAGAGATGACAAATTTACGTCAATTTGTTATGGACTTGGCCCCTAACTTTTTATGCAACTTTGTTCTTGCAGACGGCAAGTTTTCGCTGGTGCCTGCAGTGCCATATATTCATGATAGCGGCGCAATTAACCTAGGGCCTGTTGAAATCAATCAATTATTTACCGCCGGAAATATTCTTGAGAATTCGTTGAAACTCGAATACTTAAGTTCAGAAGAGCGTAGGCCGTTTAAAGCGGTTGTGCGTTACAGGCAGGAGGCTAAGAATAAACTGCCAGAAGAAAGAGTTGTAGAGGTCAAGATTCCAGGATTAGACGAGTTTGATCCAACCATTGACCTGATGCCTCAAGAGCAATTTAACTTGACGCAGTTTTGCACATCAAAGAGTCATGCAATAAAAGTGGCTAAGTATTTTCTTGGATTGAGGCAGCTAGTTACGCACACTATTAGCTTCTCCACAACAGTCCACGGATTGAATTTGAAAGCTGGTTCGTTTATCAAGGTCGTTACAGAGTCAAGCCCGTACAGCTCTGCTAACAATGGGTCGATCAGCTCAACTGGCCAAGTCACCAGTGTTACGCCTCTAAACGACGGGCAATACAACGTTTCTTATTTCCAAATCAACTCAGAGGATGTTGAAGCTGGAACGATAAATATCAGCAATGGGGTGGTTACTGAATCAACGTTCCATAATTCTGTCTTCACCTTGACTAATCCCGAGGTATCTCAAAACGTTTATGTTGTGGAGCAACTGACGTTTTCGCAGGAAGGCACTGTGGACATCGTTGCATCAGAGCATCCTTGCAACGATGATGGCAGCAGTAAGCTTGCCCACTTAATAGAGAATGGATCCTTTGTCATTCAACCCAGCTAATGGCATTTCCTGAGCTTGTCCCAACCAGTCGGTCTTTTGATGCAGGGGACTACCCGATCAAAACGTTTAAGTCGCAAAACGGCGCTGAGACGCGAATTCTGTACGGCAGCAACCGCACCAACATGAAGCTGTCATTGAGCTATACCAACATCACTGACGCAAACGCCGAGTTGTTTCTCGATCACTACGACGAGATGAAAGGCACCTTCACCACATTTACTGTTGGGCGAGATGCAGGCAAAGGTGGCTGGGAAGGCAATGGTGATGCGATTGGAGCGAATAGCCATGGGAATGCGTACCGCTACGAAAGCGCACCACAATTAACGCAGGTGCGGCCTGGGGTTAGCACTGTTACAGTGAATTTAATTGGCGTCATTGACGTAACCGACCCCGACTGATGGCAAAGGTCTACACCGGCAGAGATGGCGTCTTACAAGTCGCTGACACGACCATTGCCAAGGTGTCGAGTTTTTCAGTGCAAGCGAACCTTGAAACGTTAGAAACCACAACGCTTAGTGAGAATATTCGCAGCTACGTCCCAGGTGTTGTTGGCTATACGGGCAGCTGCAGCTTGCTTTATTACAAAGAAGGCAACTCAATCAACACCACAAGCCTGTTAAGCGCACTGGTTAAGGCTGATTCGGCTGGTGTCACCAGTAGCGACACCGTTGATTTGACATTCCGCTGGGTGGACGGTGCCGACAATAACGACATCAAGATCAAGGCTTACATTTCAAGCGCCACGATGGGTGCTGCTACTGCTGATCTGGTGCGTGCTGAGATCTCGTTTATTGGAACGGGGGCGCTAATAACCGCCACGATCTCATGAGTGTTTACCTTGGGACGTTTGGAAAAGTTGAACTGCAACGCCAGTTCGATGGCAGCGAACTTAGTTCCACTATTAATACTGGTGATGTCAACGCTACGGCAAAACGTTTTAGCTTTGACTTTGATCACGGTCAATTAATTACTGGCGATCAAGTCGAGATTAAAAGCACTGACAATAGTGCGCTTGATTTTATTGACAGCTATACAGATTCAAGCATAAAAAAGTTTATTTACGTTGATGACCTTGGTGGCATCAGGCTTTACAACAGTTTTGCCCATGCCGTAAACGGTGGAGCGACAAACGCAGTAGCTCTTGCAGCTCCTGGCAACAGCATTCCAATTGCAGTCACTGTTGAAAACAGCATTGCTCGTTTGCTGGCACAGGTTAATAGTTTTGAGCTAAATACTGAACGCGAAACTGTTGATACAACAACGCTGTCTGATGAGTTTAGAAGTCGTATTAGTACGTTGATGTCTGGCTCTGGTCGGATGTCGTGCTTCTGGGAATACACGGGAGATACAGCAAACGAACTGCCTAATTACTTAGTTGAGCTTTCCCTGCGTACTAAGGTTGGCAGCCAGTTCCATGCAAAGTTCTATATCAAAGCAAGCGGCTACAACCCTGGTGGTGTTGCTGCAAGAGACGGCGACGATGTTTTCTATGACTTTGATGCAGTGATTACTTCGTGTGCTGTGCAGTTCGCGCCAGACAATACGGTGCAAATTACAGCAGACTTCATCACGACTGGAGCGGTAGAGCTGAAGATGGATACGTTTGTACCTGATGACCTCTTGCAAGAGGACTCTGGTGAAATACGCTTGGAGCAAGACGGTGCAGCTAAACTGCAACTAGAGACCGATCCTTAAGCAGGGAGCTGACCATCGATGGCTGATTTAAAAATCAGTGAACTAGCAGCTCTGGCCGGGACTAACCTGGCTACTGCTGACTTGGTTGCTGTTGTTGATAGCAGCGCAAGCGAAACCAAGAAGCTAACGGTCGGTGATCTGGTTGCAAATGGCGTCACGCTGATTGCAAACGACACAATTCCAGGTGCAAAGATTTTGTTTGCTGCTGGCGGTATTGCCACAGCAGATATTGCCGATGCTGCGATAACTACAGCCAAGGTTGCTGATGACGGGATCACGGCAGCAAAGCTTGCGAACGAATCCACTGTCGACCTCGTCACAACGCTGCCCGGATCTGGAGCGTTTACAGGTCAGCTTGCACTAGATACGGATGACAATAATCTGTATTGCTGGAACGGATCTGCGTGGATCAGCCTTAAGGCGGCTGGTTCTATTAATGCGGTGACTGGTGACACAACCGGCACCATCAACATCACAGCAACGACTAGCGGTAGCAGCGTTGCAGTTGCAGCAACAATTGATAACACCTCTAGTGCAAACCAGTTTTTAGCAGGCCCAACCAGTGCTGGCGGAACGGTCGCTCATAGAACGATTGATGGCAGTGATATTCCTGTTGCAACGACAAGCGCCAAGGGCGGTGTGATTGTCAATGGTGAAGGACTCCGCATGGATTCCAACACGATTGAAGTTGATAACGACGTAACAGCTAGTGCCACGCATCATGTGGTGACGTACAGCGCCAAAGGTTTAATTACTGGCGGTCGTGCGATTACATCAGCAGATATTCCAGCTGCTACTGGCAGTGCCAAGGGTGCTGTTATCCCTGGAACGGGACTTGCTGTTGATGGCAGCGGCAACCTAAACCACAGCAATACTGTTGCTGCTGGTACATACACCAAGGTCACGGTTGACGGTCAGGGTCACGTCAGCAATGGCGCTACTTTGGCAGCTAGTGATATTCCAGATATATCAGCGGCAAAGCTGACAAGTGGAACAATCGGTAGTTCATTAATTGCATCTGATGCAGTTACTGCAGCAAAGCTTGCTGATCAGTCCGTTACCAAGTTTGGTGGTGCTGGCGCAACGGATAACGTCGTTACCTTCCCGGCTGGTGACTACAAAGGTCAGTTCTTCTTTGATGAGAAAAACGAAGATCTCTACGTCTTTACTGGAGAATCGTTCCTGCCGATCACGGTTATCAGCGGCAACCTTGTTAATGCTGGAACGTATAACGCGGCCACGAACTTAGTTGCATCAGTCACGACGGCTGGCTCTGCTGCTGGCTTTACGGCTGGTGGTGCGTTGCCAGCACCTGCAACAGGCAACCTCAACTATTACGTGGTTGTTAGTGATTCTGGAACGGGTTCAGGTAATGCCCCTGCTGTGAGTTTGGCTCCACCCGACATGCTCATATCTTTGGGCGCGGGGAGCACGTTCCAATTAATTGATGTCTCTAACGCTATCGCTGGCCAGACTGCAGCGAACATTTCCGTTGTTGCAACTGGAGGCATCAGCAGCACAAACGTACAGGCCGCACTGCAGGAACTTGATACCGAGAAGCTAGGTGCTGCTAGCCCAACATTTACTGGCACGGTGTTGCTGGGGCAGAACGCTGTATTGGCGTTTGAAGGTTCTGCTGATGATGGTCATGAACTGACGATTACTTGCACAAACCCAACGGCTGACCGCACTATCACATTCCCAAATGTGACTGGCAACGTTGTAACGACAGGTGATACGGGAACAGTTACCAGCGCAATGATCGCTGATGCCACGATCGTCAATGCTGACGTTAGTGCTACGGCTGAGATTGCAGTCAGCAAGCTTGCAAATGGCACAGCACGTCAATTACTGCAAACCGATGCTGCTGGCAGCGGCGTTGAATTTACAAGCAATGTTGATGTTCCTGGGACGTTGGACGTTACGGGTGTTGCAACGTTCGACAGCACATCGCTGTTCGTTGGCAACCCTACGTTTAATGGCAGCCTGATCTTTGAGGGTGCAACGCCTGACGCGCATGAGCTGACGCTGAGTGTTGCTGATCCAGGTGCTGACGTTACGGTCACGATTCCTGCTTCGACTACGACGCTTGCCGGTCTTGCCGTTACTCAGAGCTTTACGAAAGCACAGCGTGGAACGCCTGTTGCATTGACCGATGGGGCAACAATTGCTGTTGACATGAGCCTTGGCAATAACTTCAGCGTGACGCTTGGTGGCAACAGAACACTTGGCGATCCAACCAACGTGACTGCTGGTCAGTCTGGTGTGATTGTGGTTACGCAGGATGGAACGGGAAGCAGGACTCTTGCTTATGGCGGCAGTAAGTATAAGTTTGCTGCTGGTACGGCACCAACGTTGACGACAACGGCTGCTGCTGTTGATGTATTGGCTTATTATTGCGAGAGCGCAACGCGCATCACGGTTACTTCGCTGCTGAACGTTTCATGAGTATTCCTGGTGCTGCGAGTCCGCTGTTTCTAGCAACGACTGCTGGAGCGGCGGATGCTTTTTCTGTGTCGAAGTCGCTGAGATTTAACCCAGGTGATTCGGCGTATTTATCTAAAACTTTTTCGTCTTCGGGCAATCGAAAAACATTTACTTGGTCTGGCTGGGTAAAGAGATCTGCGGATGGCAACGAGCAAATACTTTTTGCAAGATATACAGCTAACAGCGACGCTGGCTTTGAAGCACTTTATTTCAATACAAGTGACAAGCTAGTGCATACTGGTTGGCATTCTGTTTATTTTATAAGCGAGCAAGTATTTAGAGATCCGTCTGCATGGTTTCATGCAGTTTGGGTTGTAGACGTTACCGAAGCAACAGGCACAAACAGAAACAAAGTTTACATCAACGGTGTACTTATAAGTGATTACGCAACGTACAACAATCTCGCGCAAAATACTGATAGATCAATCAACGAAGCTGCACTTCATTCAATAGGCGCACGTACTGGCGGATTGTATTTAAACGGCTACTTAGCCGAGGTCAACTTCATTGACGGGCAGGCGCTTGCGCCGACTGACTTTGGCGAAACTGACGATAACGGGGTCTGGCAAGCTAAGGAATATACGTTTGGAACTAATCCAAATAATGGTACGACTTGGAGTAATAGCTGCTCAGGCACAATTTACAGCTCATCACTGGGCTATGACAAAGCTTTTGACGGTTCACTAGCTACTGCTAGCCATGCTTCAAACGGCAACACGATTACTTTTACTCCATCTGGTGGGATTTCAGTTGCTTCTTCTATTGAAATTTTTTACAACATTGGCAGTATCACGGGTATTAGTGGGACTGCAGATATCACTATTAATGGCACTAG